CTACAAGGTCAACCGCATCAACCGCGAGCGCCTCGCCAACTCAGCAGAAAGACCATTCTAATGAACGAGTGTTTCGTATGCGGGGATGATGCAACATTCATCAAAGAAAATGGCGGGCATTACATGTGCCGTCAGTGTATCCACGATGGAAAGGACTTAGAGTAATGAGCATCAGACTGTGCGAGTCATGCGATAGCAACGAACTCGAACCCGAGGATGGCAGGCTCTGCGAATCATGCAGGCAGGAGTACAAGGAAAGCGAGAGTGTCTAAACACATGAGGTGCGGTGTCTGCGGTGACCACTACGGTGAGCGCACTATGACCAAACACTTCATGCTGTGCGAGGATGAAGGACTCGCACCAACCCCGACAATCAACGACATCAAGAAGAATCAAGAGGAGAGTGAAGCAAATGCCTAAAGAAGTAAATGGAATCGTGGTGTTCCCTGGCGGAACTTATGAGCGCCGAGTGTTTAGACAACTATCGGACTACCAATCCGCTGTCGAGGGACTCATCGAAATCATCCATCTCTATGACCACACTTACGACAAGGCAGTGGCGACCATGTATGTGGACGAGGAAGGCACGCTGAAAGAAAGACCACGCATCAACGCTGTCGCAAGTGGCATCTCATTCCTACTCAACAACGAGTCAACCCTCTATGGCAACGCCATCATCGTAGGTGCGGGGGACGGTGAGGGTTACGACACCGACATTCCCGACTGGCTACTGAACTTCGTTGACCAAGTGGCAAAGGATGTGACCCATGTTTAGACGCATCGTTGCATCCATGCTCCTGGTTGTCGCAACCGTAGCCGTGGATGACCGCTTCTTCGATAGCCACACTCTGACGGTCACGGAGAAGGAGCGAGAACCTACCCTTAGTGGGACTGTCGTTGCCTACTACGAGAACGAGTACCAACGGTACGCAGTGGACATGCTCATCCAAATGGATAAGTTGGAGCAGTGGACATGTTTATACACACTTTGGATGCGCGAATCTAACTGGCGACCCAAGGCACTGAACAAGGACTCCGGTGCCTATGGCATAGCCCAGTTCATGCCCGCAACATGGGAGTTAGTAGGGCACAAGCGCACCAACAACGGCTTCGTGCAAGTGGAAGCAGGACTGAAATACATTCAGCGCAAGTACGGTGGCAACATCTGCAAAGCGCTAGGCTCAAACCTATCGAGAGGATGGTACTAGAAATGGTAGAACCTAAGCATCATGAGGTGCAGGGTGTGCGTGAGGCAGGTGGCAAGGTGTACTACCAACTCAAGTACAACCCCGAGTTATTCAAGGATGCCTCATGCAAAGGCATGGATACCGAGGTCTTTTATCCAGACAAGGTATCGTTTACACGGGAAGAGGAGCGCTTCTATAACAATCTGTGCGCTCGCTGTCCGGTACTCGAAGCGTGCTTGGAGTGGGGACTAGCCCATGAGAACTACGGAATCTGGGGCGGTCTAACGCCAGCCCTACGCACGGAGTACCGCAAGGCACTCAAGTGGGGAGTCTCCGATTTGACTGCCGGAGCACACTTACCCCTATAATAGGTCAAGCACCCGCTACTTGGTTCCAGTCCCAGTGGCGGGTGCTTCTTATTTAGTCAGCGGATTTATCACCACGCACGATACGGTGCGCCCAGTTCAGACCAGCGTTCCATCCCTCCCAGTAACGCTTATCACGCAAGCAAGCGGGAGAGTCAACATCCGTCATCGCGTAATCAATCTTCTTATGAAAGCGCTCAAGGATATAGTTATGGAGTTCGTTGAATCGCTGGATGAACTCGTCATCAGTCATTGTCTAAACGCACTCCGCATCAGCATAAAAAGATTCTCCGCCAAGTCGTCAATCGTCCCATCGTTGTAGAGAACATGGTCAAACATGTAGTTGTCCATCGCAATCTCAGACTTGTGAGCATTGACCGCGCTGTGGTTGTGCCTGTTTATACGAATGACCTTGCCACCTCGTTGCTTGATTGCCTCTGCTTCATTGGGAAAGCGCACATCAGCAATCACTACTCGTGAGTCAGGCTCGATGTGTCTAAACGCCATGTCTATCCAGACATTCTCGCCAAACATCTTGCGACCAACATCTGTACCAAAGACTTGTAGCAACCTGCGAACCTCGGGGTTCTGCTTAGCCATGTCCCACCCGTAGTCCTCTACATAATGTGAGACATGGGTGATGCTGTCTATCTTGGGGTTCAGGGTGAGGATAGCCTCACGCATAGGGTCAGCAAATGATATGCGCTTGAACTCATAGTTTAGACATAGCAACTCAGCCACTGTGTCTTTACCGCTTCGGGCATATCCACTCAGTCCGATAATCATTGGTTGTCCTGCTCTCTTATCTCTTGTCGTGCCTGTTCATTGGACATGCGCCGTCTCCTGCCATACCACACTGGCGCTTCACCGCCAAGCCTGTCTTGTAATCTCACGAGCGCACGCTTGACTCTCTTGCGCACCGCCTCTTCGGATGCGCTCAAAGATTCGGCAAGCGCACCAAACTCCATACCACCGTTGGCATACCTCAGCCGCAGCAGTTCCCTGTCCTGGTCGTTTAGACGGTTCAGCCCTGCCGCTACATCTGAAAGCAAAGCCATGCGATTGCCACCTTCGCTCGGCTTAGCCGAGTGCGAGACGAACTCATTAGCCATGTCGGGCGTATCAGTCCAGCCTTGGTGTGTCCACACATCACGAAGCAACTCGTGCAATACCTCGAGGGTGTAGTAGAACGAGTCAGTGATAGGTGTACGGGCATGGCGCGAGCGCTCCTTAGCCACATACTTCTGCGCTTCATTGTAGAAAGTCTTACGCAACTTGTACTTGAGACTCTCCTCTGCCTGCCACTGTTCTACCTTGTGCCAGTGCTCCAGCGCCCAAAGGGATAGGTGTTGGTACATATCATCAGCGGATACCAGCCCGCGGTGCATACGATTACTACGCGCCGTCACTTGCTTGGCTACACCGTATATGGTTTCCCATACCTTGTCTTGCTCATCCATCTTTCTGCTCAGCCTTCTCGTTCTTGAGTTTCCTCATAGCCATCAGCAAATCATCAACGGTTATGAGATAGCCCTTGCTCTTGTTCGGTGGGATGTCGCATGTAATCTCGCGCCCAAACTCTGTGACTGCATAGAGCACATGCGATGTAGGTACCATCAGCACGCCCTGCTCCAGCACGAAAGCCCAGTAGTCAGCGCCCGTTACCATGATGCCTGACTTCTCCCACGATTGACTGCTCAAATACCAGCACTCAACCTCAACATAAATGTTGTTAGTAACCCACCACTTTCTATCCCGCTTGACTTCTACCTTCTTGCCGTTGGTCAACAACTCTTCGACCAGTTGCTCACCCTTACGCCCGTACCCAAAGTCCAAATCAAATGATGAGTTCTTAGCCATGTCTAAACACCCATCCGTTTCCGCAATCCATCTGCTCCTTCGGCAAGGTACACATCGTTCACATCGGAACCCTCCGGCATAAAGACGGGGAACACATTGTCTAACTCTCGGCTAATGTTCTTAGCCATCTCTCGTCCCGCATTGTCGCCATCGCAGAAGAGCATAATCTTTTCCCAGTCCGCAAGGACACGGGAGTAAAAAGGTTTCCAGTTGTTAGCACCAGGCAAGCCAACTGCAGAGAAGCCCACCTGTGTAGCGATGACTGTATCTATCTCACCCTCGCAAATGACGAGCACATCACTGTCACTCGAGAGTGCCTTGACATTGTAGATATGTGTACTTGCACCAGGTCGAGACATGTACTTCGGTCCGGTATCTGCGTTTAGACTGCGGAAGCGAATGTCAATTACACCTGATGGCGTGAGGTAAGGGATGGCTAACTTACCGATGTAAGGTTCATGCCCCGTCTCCGGAAGTCTTACGAAGCCGAGGCGGAACATACGAGCCGTCTCCTCCGTTATACCGCGACTCGCCAGGTACTCGAGAACCATTCCGAGGTTTTGCTCGTAGTTCTCCGTGGCTCTCTCCAGTGATTCTCTCTGCGATTTTGACAGCCTCGCCATACTTTACTCCTTCTCGTTTCATAATCAACGAATAAACATCTCCAGCCATATCACAAGCAAAGCAGCGAAAGCCACCGTTGTCTATGTTTAGACGGGCAGACTTTACATGGTCGTTGTGGAACTGGCATCGAACCGACTGCCACCCACCACGGTTACTTGGAATGGTAAATCCATAGTGCTCAAGGACTCTAACGATGTCGTGCTTAGAGGTTTGGGAGGACACTGTTGAGCCTCTGAACGACATAAGCATCTCCAATCGGACGGTTGCTTGCCTTGATAATGACCAAGGGTGCTGGCATTACTGCCAAGTTCTTTTGTAGTTTGTAGTTGAGTGCCTCTACCTCTGCTTCACGAATCCAGCCGGATAGGTCAATGCGCCCATCCCTGCGTGGTGCCTTCGCCTCGACAATGTAGATGCCATTCACCCCTGGTACGAACACATCGCCAACATCATTACGCCCTGCTCGGGGTAAGCGTTGTGCGTTTAGACTGTTCTCAATAAACCAGTCAGCAAGTTCAATCTCGAATGTTGCACCCCTTCTCTTGTTACTCTTTTGTTGGCTCATCGGCTTCCTTCCAGAATAGTTTGTAGTAATCATGGTCAAGGCTAAAGCGCTTCATGTGCTTGACCAGCGCACCCGTGTGTGCATGCAGTGGCACGCCAGCATCCTTCATCTTGCGGAAGAAGATAATGTCCTCGCCTACGAAGTGGTCATCGTCATTACTTGCAGCAGTCTCGGTAAAGAACGACACCTTGCCGTGCTTCTCTCGCATCTTGGTGATGACCGACTTGTGCATCAGCACGAAACCAAAGCCAGCCTGGTCAACTTCGATGACTTGATTCTCGGGCAGAGGGTGCACGAATCTAATCTCGAACTCACCAACATTATGGAAGATGGCAGGAAAGGGCTTCATCAAAGCCCCCTCGTTCTCCTTCGAGATAAAGTAAATGCCAGTCACCACAGGTTTAGACACCTTATCTGCCGTTGCCCACAGTTTTGCCATGGCATCAAGGGTCAGCACAATGTCTGAATCAACCCACAATAGCCAGTCTGTTTTCATGTGGTCAGCCCAGTGGTCAAAGAGGACTTGGCGTTGTCTGCCAATCTGATTACCCTGCACCCTGATACTTGTCGTGATACGCATACCGTTGTTGGGTCCAGCGATGATGGCAGTCATCAGACCCTCGGTAAACTTGCCATCGGTCAGACCGTTATCGCACCAACCGATTGCCACGGTGTCGTTCTTGGCTATCATGTTTCTCCTAAAGTTTTCTGTCGAAGTCAATCCACTCTTGGGTAATGCGCTCCCAGGAGAAGTTCTCGTTTACATGCCTCATGCTTTCCTCTGGATTCCACTCACCCTTGAGTATCTTCTCGATGCCAAGGTTGAGGGCAGAAGCAAATATCATCTCGTGCTCTTGTATGTTGTCCTCGTACTCATAGACCACACCGTTGTTATCGCCCACCTCGGCGAGCGCACCGAAGTCTGGATACACACACAGGTTGCCAGCACTCATGCTTTCTGCCAGCGATAGGCAGAATGTCTCGAGGTCGATGCACGGGTAGGCAAAGATGTGTGAGTTCTCCACCGCTTCCATGACCGTAGCCCGTGGGGTTTTCCAGAAGAAGCGGACACGCTTATCAATCTCAGACTGGTCACCCTTGAAGTGGATGTCTGGGTTGTAGTCGTTGTACACCTCAAGCCTAAAGTCATGCTCGATATGACGGAGGGCATCCATCAAGATAGGCAGACCACGGTACGAGGTTGAGGTATGGATAATCCGAATCTGCTTGGTACCAGATGTAATACCATCGAACTTATCCTGTCTAAACGACAATGGAAAGATGGCGTTGGGTATCACATGGATTTGGTCCAAGGATAGGTTGAGTTCATTGGCAGTGTTTATCTTGTGGAAGATAGAGGGAACCACAACATACTTGATGCGCTCAGCAAACTCTGGCTTACCGATGACTTCTTCAACATAGGCTGCATTGAACTGGGTCTTGAGATTGTGCAACCAGAGCACAACATCCCTGCCGTCCTCGATGATTGCTGGCATCTTGGGTGTTAGTCCAGGCGCAATCATGCAGAGGTACTTATCAAGGTTGACCATGTGCGGTAGCACAAGTCGCTCCCAAGTTTTAGCCATGTACTCAGTGCCACCGTACACATCCTTGGCGTAGTTGAATGGCATCTCCATAGTTATTCCTGCTTCAACTTTTCGTCTAACGCACGGTCTGCATGGTCAAGCAACTCCATCGAGTTCTCTGCTACTTCCTTGAAGGACTCAGCGATGAACTTGAGTTGGGCTGCTATTCCCCGTTTATCTTCTTCTCCACATCCACAGTCTGAGATGAGGTGGTCAGACATTTGGCTAACATAATCAGCGAACTGGATGGACTCCAGCCATACTGCGGAAGGGTCATAGACTTTTCTTGTCGCTTCATCAATATGTTCCACAAGAGATGGAAGTTCATTGAGTAGAGATTCCTTCATCTGTGCTGGCATCTCCGACTGCATCACTGCCTCCATCATCATCTCTGGAGTAACTGACAGTGCCGACAGAAGAGAGTTCTGCCCACTCGCTTTCGGTGAGTTCTTGGAACTTTCCCGTTTCTTTCTCCTGCCAAACATAGGTTCTCCAACCAATAGTCCATAGGTAGTTCTTTGGTGTAAACGATAAGTGGTGCTTCATGTCCTCGAGTAGAGGCTCTGTTGGTACTGCAACATTTGTATCGTCATGCTTGGCGAGCATCTCGCCCGCGTTCTCGACAATCCTTAGTATGTACTTCTCACTCATGATTG